GTTTTTAGAATTACCCCTGGCTTGTTGTCTTTGTTCTAAATTCATACCAAAAACCATGTGATTAGCAGAAGCATGAGGGTCATCCATCATCTCTTCAATCATTGAATTCCATTCATCACGTTTACGATTTTTAATAGCTTCTAGGGCAGAGATACCAAGGGCATCTGTATAATATTGTACACCTTGAGCGAGGGCATCTATTCTATCATCATGTCTGATTGCACCTTTTTCACGACACATCCGTGACATTTGATAGAATAACATATAGACCAAACGTTCTTCTGGTGCAGCTTGTGGATTAGATTTAAAATCCCATTCTATAACAGACCGGTCGATAACGAGTCGATGTTGATTGAGGATGGGCTCAAGGGAGTCAATGATTCGATCTTCTTTTCTAACATTTGCTCGGACTTCTTCAATATCAATTGCTTGTTTTGTTTGTTGAAGATGTTTGCGGAACAACTCGCTAACAATGCCGTCACCAAAATTAGTTTCAATGAGGAGCTTAGAAACGCCATACTTTTTACAACCTTTTAGAATATCGAGTAGTGTATTGTCGGAGTATCCGTCCCTATAAGCACGCATGTCGTGCAGGTACAAATAACCGTTGCGTTGAGAGATATAAGCTGCTGCCGTTTCATCCGAGCCACGACCCGACGGGTCAACACTGCAGATTGTTTCTTGGTAAGGATCCCATGTTCCTTGTAACTGCATTGGAGAGTAGAAATAGTCTCCAGGTAATCCAACAATGGGGAGGTCTTTGATAACATTTTGTGGATCGGAGCACCAAACGACGGATTCGGGAGCAGTAGAGGGATTAACGCTAGTGACGATAAGGTCAGAGCATTTAAGAGGAAATTTTTCAGCATCAGATAAGGAGGTGTCTAACATGAACTGCAACATAAAGTTGCTACGACCCATTGAAGCTTCACGTTCAATCAGGTCTTCATTATCAAATCTATCGTCAGTTACTTCCCATTTCTCAGCACCTTGATCTATATCTTCTACTAGCTGAGGCGCTAACAAGCCTTCGTATTGTGAAACCTTCCTAGGATACCTAGCAGGCCAAACAAAGGGTTTGTAGCTCCTCTCAGCTAGCTTACGATAGACAGTAAATGTTGTCTGAGGTGTACCAAGAAACATAATACGACTATCATTCTTGGGAGTAAGAATAGATTCAGCTTCAGTACATAATTGTAGAAGTTTCTCCCTCATAAATTCCGTCATTGAGTTGCCAGGAACCTCAATATCGTCAAGAATCATTAAATCAGCCCTCGAACCAGTAAGTTGGCCCGTTATCCCGACTGACTTTACTGAAGGGGCTTGGTGAGGGGAACAAGCAACATCAAATGAGATACGACTCCAACGGGAGTCATCAGATTTAGGACGCAAATGTACCAACCAAGGTGTTTCAATAATTAATTTTTGTAGGAAGATAGACATGTTATCTGCTCGTTCTTTAGAAGCAGATATAATCATTATTTTCTTTTCGGGGTTATTAAATAAAGTCCAAAGAACAAAAGCACCAGTAATCCAGCTCTTACCAACTCCCCTAAATGCTTGGATCTGTAAACGCTTTGGACCGTGTTGAAGGTAATCAGCAATTGCATATTGAGCACGTGTAGGGTTTGGTAGATCTAATTCACTCCATAATGCTTGTAGGAATAGCTTAAAATCGTCTTTAAGGAGGTCTAAAGTGTTCATAGGTAGAATCTAGCGTGTAGGGGGTTTAAGGGCGTCTGTAGCCTGTTCTAGCGCGTCTACGTAGCTCATAATCAGAGTAACCTTCTTCGCGTAGTTGTTCTTTCTTTTCTTCTGCAGCTACGCCAGTTTCTTGTAGGTTTTTACCAGTAGCACCTTCTACAATAGCGTTAAGCGTTTGATAACCAGCAACACCTACAAGAACAGGAGGAGCAAACTTTGCAACGCCTGCGCCTATTTTTAATGCTGCTGGTATTCTCGAAGCAACTCCTGGTATTTTAGAAGCAAATGAAGCCAGTTTGGCTTGTTGTACTGGATTTACTTTTAAAACTTGTTGGATACCAGCACCAACACCTGCACCTATAGCAGTTTGTTCAGCAGCTTGTCTATAGTTACCTTGAAATGCAGATGTAATAGCTTCAGGTTCTATCATTGAAGCGGCACCTACTGCTGCACCTAACGGATTTTTAACGATTGCTTGGACCATTTCTTCTGCACCAGGTAAAAATGACAGACGAAAACTACCACCTTTAAATTCTGGCAATGATCTATAAGTTTGTATAATATTTGCTCTAGGTATAGTTTGAATTACACCTTTCATTTCAGCAATGTCTTCTGCTGTATTAGTAGCTTTATAAGCATCCTTAAGTCTAGGATCTAATGCTCTAATAGCCTCAACCCGTGGTGAATCAGTTTGAATACCAACTTTTACATCTTCTAATTGATCAGTAATACGAGGTGCTAACGCTTCTACTAAGGCATCAGCATCAGCGATTTCAGCTGCAGTCAATGTTTTAGAATAACCTGTAGTACCATAACGATGTGCTGTTGTAGATGGATCAGTATTTTTACCAATACCTGAAAGTTTTTCTAAACCTGTAGCCCTATCATCAGCTTTATGTGCAAAGTTAGAAAAGGCAGTATCACCACGTACAGTGCCAGTAGAACCTGTAGCTTGCCCAAACCGCATTTGGAATCTATCTTGTAATCTTGATACAGCATTACGTACAGTATCACCAGACACATTTAAACTAAAATCACCACCAGTACGTTGCTGTACTAAATGATGTATAGTATCATCAGGTAATAATTCAAAAGCTCTCATAACGCGAGTCTCTTGATTTCTAATAGCTTTCATTAAGCCTTTAGGATTGTTGACATTTTTTTCCATAATGTCACCGTAAGATTCTGTATCAAAATCTAAATTACTTAAAGCTTTTCTTACTTTTTTTAAATCAGAAGGTGAAAAACCTGGTACAGGTTTTTTAGCCAACAGGTTTCTTTGTACATCGATTAACATATTTCTTGTTATATCGTGTAACCGAGCTAACTCTTTATCCATTAATTAATATACTCCATAATTAGTTTTTCACGGAGTCTATTAACTCCAAATTTGTCTCTCATCCAACTAAGGACGGGTGTACTTCCTTTTTCCTGATTACATCTGGTACAGGCGCATACAACATTCGTTGCGACATCCTCTCCGCCACGTGCGCGAGGATGAACATGATCGATAGATAATTGACTAAGGTCATAGGTTTTTCCGCAATAGATACAAGTATGGTCAAAGTGTTCCTTAATAGAGCGCCTCCACAGGCGCTTAGCTTCTGGTGAGGTCATGGCTATTAAGTTGTAGAGGTAATCGTTAGGTGTAGGAAGTAGTGGGGTCATGCGCGTCCTTTACGTGCTCTGTTTTTTGATGCTGCTTCGAGGAATGTTTTTCCATTTTTCTTATGGGATACATCCTTGCCATCGCCGTTACCGTAGGTACCACGTTTACGGTTTTCTTTATTTAGTTTGGATCGTTTAGAGATCTGTAATTTAGAGCCATCATATTTCTTTTGGTAAGATTTATAGTTACCATTAGCATATTTAGCTCCGCTATAGTTAGAGCTTCGAGCCATAAAGTCTCCGTTGTACAAGTTCAGGATCAACAGTTGGCATAATACTAACTAGCTTATCTAATGGGCTACCTTCAAAGGCGACACCACTGATATCATTCTTTGCTAGCCAATCACAAGCTGCTTTTAGATCTTGTGTAGAAGCCTCACCGGATTTAACACGGTTCAAAAACTCTGTAGTAACTAAGTTATGTAATTCGTTAAATTGTTCTTCCGAAGCTTTATTCTTCATTAGATTTCTTAGCTTTTTTAGCTTTAGGTTTAGCAGTTTCTACTAATTCCAAACGGACAAAGTTATCTGTAGATTGCCTACGCAAAGCTTTTTCACCATCTTCTTGAGTGCTAAACTCTTGCAGTACTTTACCGCGTGTTACGTCAACTAATTTGTAAGTCATGAGAAGTTACTGTCGAATGCCTTTTTGTCTACTTTTTTCTTTGCTTGCTTTGGCTTAGGTTTTTTCCATTCGTAAGGATTTTTATATCCCTGACCTCCGCCCGGTTTATCTATTAAACTTTTCATATAAGAATGCTGTCTGCTGCCTTCTTGATGAGCCATAGTTAAGTATTCCTCAATACGATTTGATCTAATTTGTTTTCGATACGTACCATATGGTCTTCCATACGTTGGACCATTACTGATAGATCAGCTTTAGATACGTAGTCTTGCGCTACGGTCAATTCAATAGCGTCAATACGTCTGTCAAGGCCACTGATTCGATCATGCACGTTATTTATTCTGCTGTGTAATCTGTTATTTAAAGCTGTGATAGCTGCTTCCATTATTTAAGAGAGACGATTGGTACGATGTCGTGACAAAGTACTTCTACGCGACTACCTGGACGGAATGTAAACCCAGATTTCATAATCTCGGTACATTTAAGAGCACGTACTAACTCGTAATCTAGGCGCATCTTAGCTTCGTGTTTACGAGCGATAGCCTTACAAGTTTCTATCATTCCTCCATCAAGAGGTACTGAAAAACTAACCTGTGCTCCCCAGTTATTACTTTTTACGTAACCACTAGGTTCCATAGGAGTTGTATCGTTACCCATATAGAAAGGTGATAGCTGCATCGTTGTACCGTTGCAACTATTATTACCTGCAAAGTATTGTCTTGAAGGTGCTCCATTGTTCTGGAACTGCACGGCTTGATTAGTCACATTTCCCGTTGCAGCGGCAACCGGGTTAGAAGTATTTTGAACTTTTGGATCTTCTTCTGCGTAGGCAGGTGTTACGGAGACGTAGTCTACGACTACTGTGAGAAGACCGATAAGGAGGTAGTATTTGTAACCTGCTTGATTGTTTCTGTTACGAGGCTGTCTTGAATCTTGCCTGCTGCTCTTGTTACCACTTCTAGTTGAAATGGAGCGCCAGCAGTTGTTAAAGTAAATTTGGTACCGTCGCCAGCTATATCTGCGCTGGCAGTTACGTTTGTTCCTGACCATGATGAGTAAGCACCACCAAGGACATTAGTTGCAACTGTGCGGCTAATATCAATGGTAGATGTAGTGGTTGATTGCATTGACCCCTGAGTAAAATTAGGGGTTACTTGTGCTGATGCTGGAGCAGCAATTAAAAACAG